TTGATATTCCTGTTGTGCAATACGTCTTAGATCAGGATATTCAAATCTACCACGTACACTACCCAGTAGCAACAAATTACTTGCTACTCCCTCTATACCGTCCTCACTATCCTCATGGAAATGAAATACTCCCCACGTCTGTATAACACTGTAGTCTGCTGTTGTCTTTGTACTAAAGGCAGTGTCATAAGTTTGCATGATAAAGTCACAGCTTGGTGGTTCTTCGTACTCCCACCAGTTGATCCAGTTCTTCTTGATAAGACTACCCTCATCAGGTGTGGGGTTTTGCATGTACAGGCTTTCCCAATACTTTGATCCATTGGTTGCCTTAATTTCCATCTCGTCTATTCGTAATGTTTCATTGTCCTTCCATTCAGGAAAGTAACTTGTACCTTCAGGAAGACCCAACAGCTTACTGGACTTTTCGTCCAACCATGCAGGTATACTTACTACGTTCCATCGCATCTTTGTTTCAATGTCAAACTCGTCCTGCTGCTTTAATAACCAACCACACAGATCATCGTAGTGGTAGCGAGTATTAATAATAATAATTGCACCATTGGGCATAATACGTGTACGAAGACCTGAAGGCCACCATTCCTTTATGTAACGCCTGCCTGCATCAGAGAATGAATCTTCTTCTGACATAACGTCATCAAGTATGGCAATGTGTGCACCACGCCCTGCAATCTGTGATCTTACACCTGCAGCATAGTAACTACCATTGAGGTTTGTCTTCCACTTACCTGCAGCACGAACGTCTGCACGCAGATTAACACCGGGAAACATATTTGTAAAATCTTCAGTGTTTACGATATCACGTACTGATCTACCAAAGTCACTGGACAACTGATCAGAGTGACTGACAGTAAGTATCTCGTGGTTAGGATTTTTACCTATGTACCACGCAGGAAATAACTTGGAACAGATTACTGACTTGCTGCTACGTGGTGGAAGAAAGACCATCAACCGTTTGATCTTTCCTTCCACTACCTGCTGTAACTTATCTGACAGAACTTCAATATGTCTGCCCATGTGCCAGTCAGTAATTAACGTAGGTGCTACCTTACGAACAAAAGTAAGAAAGTCATCCTTTGCCTGTTGCTGCACCATAACATTCAAAGTATTTCTTATACTCAAAAGAATGTTATAGGTAATCTCCTGATCAGATAAGTCCTGTTTATTCTTTTCACTAGCTGTCATTGTTTTTTTCTGTTAGACCTGCAACCATAATGTCTTTACAACACTTACACAGACCTTTCTCTCCGTCTGTATTTGGTGAACAGCTACAGTCATTACAATTACACTGGTATTTATATTTACAATTAGGATTGTCACACATAAGCACCCTCCAATATCTTTCCTTATATCTATATAGAATTAAGTATCCAAGTGTATTGTACCACCCTACCCTGTGGGAAGACAAGGGAAAGAGTTAAGGATGGTGTGATATTTTTGCAACACTTATAATTTATTTTTCCAATACCGTTGTTCTTTACTATTGTATCTGGTATACTACTCTCTATATAGATTATGTTATAGATTAAAATATAGAAAAAAGTATATAGATTAAAATAAAGACTTACAATATCAACTAGGTTAAGACTTTATGATATTGATCTTATTATATCTATATAGAATTATAGCCGGGTAGCGAACCTGTTTAACACACCCTAGTATTTTTTTATTATTATAGCCACCCCTCTCTTGTAAAATAAAACAAAGGGGGGTGTTTTTTTATTTGTAGTTTAAACTACCCTAGTATTTTTGGTAAATATATGACAGTGGCATTATCATATGACGTGCGCACGGGGCATATTTTTTCCGTGGGGGTACGGCAAATTAGATGCAGAATTGCATGTATATATACAGTCAATTATATATGTAAATTTGCATATACTTTTGCATATACTTTTGCATGTATCTTTGCATGTAAAGTTAGACGCAAAAGCGCAGGAAAATTTATATGCATAATTGCATATATTATTGCATGCATCTTTGTATGTATCTTTGCATGCATTTATTTATACACTTTCCGAGGTGTGAAATGGCGGATTTTAGCCAATTTGTCGTATCAGCACATGATGAATCTGGAACGCTTTTTGCAAAGCAATGTTTATGCCAATACGCGATAATTATTAGACAAAAAGGCAAATCTTTTTTTATTTATTTTTACATTCACCCCTTCAAAACCCCTTGAAACACCCCATATCCCTAATGCGGGCGATCCGCGTCCGCGCCGGACCTTTTCCGGTTTTACTAGTAAAATGAGGTTTACAAGATGACCACAAAAGCAAAGCAAGCAATCGCCGCCCGCAAGAATGTAGAGGAAATGGCCGCACAAGATCGCGCCGCGTTCGCCGCTTTCATGCAAAGCAACAATCCCGATAGCGTCCCGGCGCTTCCTGCCGATGTTGCCTCAGCCTTGAATGAAGCAATTGAGAACGAAGCGCGTGCGGGCGAAGCGGCGGCGGAACTACAGTCTGAAAAAACCCAAGTGGGTCAGCAATACCTCGACGTTATCCAGTCAATGTCCGGCGATGGATATACGATTGACGAAATCGACGTGATCATCTCAAAAGCCTTTGGTTTTAAGCATAATATCACGTCGGCTGGCGATACTGGCGGAACGAAGGCCAAACCTCGAACGCTCGGCCAAGTGTTTTCGCAAGTAAGAAAGGTCGAACAAGTTTACGGTTTTATTCCTTCCATTTATTCGGAAAAGAAAAACGATAACACGCTTCGCGCACTATACGCCGCCGCGACTAAGAAAACACCGGACGATACTTTAAGGGCCGCCTTCCAGTCGTGGCGGAAGGCACAAGAAAAACACGGCAGCGCGATCAGCGTCGAGGACGCGGCTACAATCGCCGCGATATTCGCCAAGCTGACTAAGTAACCACCATTAACAAGGCAAGCGATAGGGTGCGGCACTTGTTGCCGCGCCTATTCGCATGCCTGCTTTTCTGTTTCTGTTTTTTCATTTTACTAGTAAAACAGGAGGGACGTTTGACCTTACAGCTTAGACAAGGTCGGGACGGGACGTTAAAAGTCTTGTTCGACAAGCAAGTCGTGGGACGTGTGACGCATACGACTGACGGAAGAGTATGCGTGCACGATATCCGAGACAGCACGCAAGACAAGATATACGCTACGCCAGACCAAGCGTTAGCGCACTTCATGCATTTTGACTGGCGTTCCGTGTTGGGACGTTCCAGTCTTGTTACGTTGGAAAGTCGAGTCATTCGACGCAATGAACACGTCACAAAACGATGGGCGTTTTACTAGTAAAATGAAGGAGATGTGGAAATGAATCAAAGCGAGAGAGAGATACATCTTGCTTGGGACTTGAACGAAGCGCAACAAAACTTTCGTATCTTCAAGAAAGAGATACGTGAATTACTTAAAGATGCGTTAGACGCTGCTGAGATAGATGCAATACCTACTTGCATCAAACGCATCGAAGCTGTAATTAGAAAAACTGAAGACGAATAAGAAAGGAAAATACCATGTTCTATTCAATCGAAGTGTCTAGCCTAAACACCGCCATCATCAATGATATTGTGTGCGGAGAGTTTGCTTCGCTTGCGGACCTTCGCAGTGATGCGTGGTATAGACCGGATGTAATGCGTGAACACGTGGAAACGTGGAACGCGGAAAATCCTTTTTATAAAATAAGTTACACAGTTGACGCAACGTATGAGGACGTTGCCTCTATCAGTTTAACTACGCCAGCAGGTCGCACTATATCGTTTACTTTTGGTGACGATGGTCTACAATATCCCGGCGGTGCGGTCGGGACGTTTACGATTGACTTTGGAGAAAAAGGATCGGGGCAGTTGGCCTTGAACATACTCCAGAATTTGGAGTACTATGATTGTCTTGATCAAATCGATTCGATCAAAACCAGCTTACCGTTTGAGGAGGTATAATAATGTTCAAGACGAATGCTTCGATACGACGTTTCCTGTATCACCAACGATTGACACAACGTGACGCACCGCCTAAGTTGGTGGAGCGTTACGAGTGCTACGTATGGTGCGTAGCAAAGCATGAACACCCTAAGACTTTTAGGGAATGGTTGAACGATTGAAGGGAAAAGACAATGGAAGAATATGAAAGGCGAATTAATGACGCGGCATGGCATTGGGTGTGCATCTCGCCGCGCTATGAAGTGTCAACAGATGTTATGGAAGATTGGGCAAGGGATATTGCTGTTTCCTTCGATCTACCATACTTGTCTGTTAAAGAAGACCTGCAGACAGCAATTAACGAATGGATTATAGAGGATTGATGCAATGAGTAACTACAAATTGATTGGCGTAGGAAACAATGCAAAGACTATCAAGGGTGATGGTAGTGAATATCTCACAGCCATTCTGTATTTACTGCCGGATGATTTTCTATGTCCTATGGCAACGATGGCGGGATGCAAACTACCATGCCTGAATACAGCAGGTCGCGGCGCATTCAATAATGTGCAAGCGGCAAGACACAGAAAGTCTAAGCTGCTGCTACAAGTTCCAGAGGAATTTAATGCCCTCTTGCGTAAAGATTTGGACAAGTTTCAAAAGTATTGTCATCGCAAGGGTATACAGCCTGTAGTGCGACTGAACGGAACGTCTGACTATAACTGGAAAGATATTATAGTAGACTATCCTTCTA